AATTTATACTAGGACTAGTATTTCTGAAAAACTCATTTATTATGGAGGTAAACATCACTTAAATGGCATAGTTATAGTCGTCACACAACGAGGTCCGTTTACGGGGTTCGGTCATATGCATTGAGTGTGAAAAATGCATACTCCGATGAATGACCAATTCATCAACCCGACCTTCTACTATAATTTTGTCAGTGTGTATGTTCATGAGAAATTACTACTATCGCCCCAACAGTCTAATGTTGTGTAGTAAAATCCTCCCTTTTATTATGGTGTGGGTGGCATGTCACACCGTGCAGTCGTATTATGCAATACGAACAAAGGTGATTAAATCACCAGCACTATCTGAGGCAGAAGAGACTTTATGTACTTCAATGGTGTCGCTAGCAGCCAATTGTGCTAATGTAGTAATATTAGCATCAGACTGGATCACATTAGTAAAAGCAGATCCGTTTAAATATAAACGAATTGCCTTAGTAGTGGATAGTGATACATTGATAAGGTATGTGCCTGCTATTGGTATAGTATATACACCAGCAGACATTGATCCTCCCAATGAATCCGTTGTTTGTACTTGGTCGTAAAGAACAGTAGTGGTGGATGAAGTAGTGGTATTCACCCCATAACAAGCAGAAGATAATATCCCACCACCACCAGTTGAGGTAGTAGATGGTTGCTTTTGTAAAAGCTCAATATCATATTCCACTTCCAAGTACCCATGGTCAGTAGTATCAGCACAACCTTCAGCGGCAACATGTAAAACTCCCATATCGTACGTCTTCAAATCAGCTCCTGGTATAGAACCAGAACGTGTGAATAATGTACGATTATCTGATGGAACATTTAGTTCAAAGATACGCCATGGTGCACCATCAACATATTTTGTCGATTGTGTCATAGCTATAGCAGTAGTGGGAGCAATATCTAATGAATCATAATCAAATGACATTAGAATGTTGCCTGCGCTACTAGTACCTTTAAGGTTCTTGTAGCGATAAATTAATTTATGGATCTTGTACTTCTCAAACAATTGAGCATGTCCAGCCAACCAAGGAAAACTTGATGATATGGCTGGATTGCATGGTATAGAGTCACCTACAGAGAAGGCAACAGATCCACTGATGGTTGTGATACGTTCACATTCAGTGAAACGTAGAGTGCGGTTGGTAGTTCTACGTGATGACCGGTTTGCAGCAACGGGTGCATTGACCGTCTGTGATTGGTTTGTTAGGTCGACAAATGACGCATTTCTATTGCGTCTGTTTCTACGCCTAGGTTTACGTGGTTTAGTTTCTTGCGTGTTGTTCATATTAATTTGTGTGGTCTGTAATATCTTACAACTGCATGTTAGTGCCATGCTCACCCCCACATGTGCTACCTATCCTCTTCATTGATAAGCAGCGGGTCGCGTATCAACGCTTGCTTACCAATGAAGGATTTCTCCATCAACATTTGGGTATCTGGGGTAATTCCAAATGCGTGGTAGAAAGAAATTCTTGTGACATCATCAACATGGTTGTAATATGGTTTTAATCCGCGTCCCCACCAAAACCATGCTGATTGTCTTAATTCGGGATCATATTCAAAACGTGATGGTAGGCCTGATTCAAGGTACATAGAATAAAAATCCCTAAGTATTGGGATATTACCATACATTGCAAGTCCACCATATCCAACTGCATAAGCCCATTTACGTCTTACTTTAGTGTTAGTAAGATCGTGTGATGACATTACATCTTTAGCAAAAATATTCTTGATGTCTCGAACCATCACGGCACCGGTTGAAGTACGAATAGGTGCCATTTGACAGAATCTTATATCTTCAAGTTGTGTTACAATTCCATCAACTCGAATGTTAAATCCAAATTGGAGGAAATAATCATAAATTCCGTCTAATATTTTTGCCTTATTGTGTTTCTCAACAATAATGTAACAGTCATCACCATTATTCACCACTCGATGTTTGGTAATATTACGTTCAGTTAACAACTGATAAACCATTGAACACATTAAAATAATGTTGCCCAATGATGTATTAATATCACCAGAACATCGTGTACCTTTAATATTGTAAGTAATTTTACCATCATGACAATAAGCAACACCATGGTTGTCAAGTTGCCATGACAGTAATTTATTAAGTAGTGAATTCTTTCCAAAACATTTCTTATATAATCCATGCTCACATTCCAAAATTTCTTTGCTGACATGTGCATCAAATTTGGTAGCATCCAACATTATTGCACAGGGATGATCAAAATGATTCCAATAATTTAAGGTTTCACATCCCATGTCAACTACATTCATGCCTTTAGCCACAACATGATATCCATACACATCATTGATACCTTGTATGATACGTTTCTCATTGAGCTTGAGAAATGTGGCTAATTCTATATTATATCTAGGGTTACGTGGCATGATTCCACGAGGGGGTTTAGTGGTGTCAATTTTCTCGATTTTCTGAAAGAATTTAATATACGAATCAGCGCGGCAGACGGGTATTACCCGTAGACTTTCTGCAGCCTTTGAGTAGATAGTTTTTCTAGAGCCCGTATACGTGTCAATAACATCTTGACGCGAGCCTGGGTTGAGACGTCCTATCTTACTACCGATTTTCTTAACGACCTTGTTCAATTTATTGATTCCCTCCTCTGTGGGTTTTGGTGTTAATGCGTGAACACCATTAACCTTAGGATAAAATAATCGGTGTGTTAGTGCGGTATAAACACTATCAACATTTGAATTGTTCACTCCCAAATGTGTGTCACCGATAGGAGATATACCATCTAAAACAAACATGCGTCTCCCTTTCGCTTGTTTGAGTGATCTGAGGGTATACCCGAGGTTGTGCGTTAAGGTCAGATCTGGGTGGGACAATACGGATTTGTGATCCACCCCCTTAACGATCCTCAAACCCCCTCAGTTAGAATCACCTCTATGACACCTATCGACATATCGATTGGTGCCAAAGGTCCATCTCATAAATAAGATGAACCAAGGAGGTTTAATCAACTGGGTAAGTTTCCGTTTGGCTTCTAGTTCGGCATCAGTAAGTGTAAATACTGCAGGCAGTATTTGTTGCATGATGTCAAACTGATGAGATTCGCGTACTCCATGCTGTTTCATTATACGACCAGCAGCAGATCTAATGGTTTTAACATTAAGTGCTGTGGGTTCAATAAATCCAAATTCATTTTTCAATGTTTGGACAAGTGAAACAGTAAATTTGTACCGTTGTCGTTTCGGCACGCTATGTCTCAATATACCCTCTTCTTGGAGTTCAGCCTTTTCTATCAAATCAGCAGGAACATCTTCAGATGTATCAACATTAGTTGATATTTCTGCTGCCTGATCAAGGCAAACCAAGGATTTCTTGGCTTTCTTCATATGGTTCAATAAAACTGGTACACATGCCCCAATAGTAATTAGGGTTGTGCATATAATAATTTTAGTACTCATTATGGCGCTCAAAG